GGGGGGGGGGTATCACGAGCGATAACCGTTAATCAAGATGGCATACCGCTTATGCCTGTCGTGGGTCTTACTTCACTTGCTGACGATTGGAACGGAAGTGTGACGCTTTCGTTCAATGCAGTAGGCTTTTCAACAACTTCAGTCCAGAACAATAATGGATATGAAAGAGGAGTTTCATATCTTTCCGTGAAAATGAACGCTCAACTTCCTTCGGTATCTGAAAATTCTGATACATATTGGGTGACAAGAGGTGCTCTCCTACTTGCTGATTCCTTTGAAGATGTATGGCCAGAGCCGTGGAACAATGGTGTTTTTATGGAAACTATCTACAAGGATAAACCTGGAGCCGGAACCAAAATTTATTATGACATTGTCCAGGGTGACCCCGAAAACGTTGGAATCTCAGGCTTTACGGCTCATTATTTGAGAATGGCTGATAAAAATAAGTTTTCTCCTGAATATCACGCACTTCAATACGTCAGATTCTATCTTGGAAGCCCACAGGACCAAGGTGAGTATGTATGCGTTGCAGAGTTCGATTTTACATAGCCAAATAAAAATTCTTGGAACTTCCCCGAAGAAATTCGGGGATTTTCTTTGGATATTCGAATTTACCCACTACCTTTGTTGCGTCAATCAATTAAAACAATAAAGTCATGAAAGCAATAGTCGAATCAGTATTATTAAACACGAGTAGCCGTTCAGTTGAAATCTTCGCTGAAATCCTAAACGCTATCACATCTTGTGAAAACGAAAACGAACTCCGTGCGTGTATGAAACTCATACAGGAGCGTTTCCCTGTTTCCTTCAATTCCTGTTTCATTTACGGCTTCGGTTCAACCCATATGTGGGTGACAGAGCCAGGAAGAAAAGAAAGATTAATATTCGTGGAGTTCTAATCGAACTCCACGGATTCCACGTATAATTATCAAACATTTTAAACAAAAGATTATGGACATTACAAAGAAGAAAGTCATCTTCATCGACATGGACGGTACGCTCATCGATACCGTTTCCGGGAAAACCTTTCCGGAAGGAGTCTGGGACATGAAACTGAAAATGGAGGTTTTTGCGCAACTCAAGAAACTCCATCCACAGGCTGTTCTTATCGTATCTAATCAGGGTGGAATTGAACTGGGACACGTTCATCCCGCTATGTTCCAACCGAAATTCATCTACGTTATTGCGTGCCTTCAATCGTACATCGGTTTGAATACGCTTGTTGCCGGACAGTTCTGTCCCTACAATGACAAGAAGCATCCGAAGCGTAAACCTAATCCGGGAATGCTTGAGGACATGCTGGCTGAATTCACTCACAATACAGGTATCACAATCTCCAAAGAAGACTGTCTAATGATAGGGGATGCCTCTGGTCTGGAAGGACAGTTCAGCGACAGCGACCTCAAGACGGCTGAGAACTTCGGGTGTGATTATCTTGACGTTACAGAGTTCACCAACATGGAACTCCCTGAGCCTCTATTTAAGGTCATTCGCCTGTCGGATGGTGAAGTTGTAAAGGATAAGGACGATAATCCCTTACAGAACCTTACAGAGAGCGAAGCAACCGACAAAGTGGTATTCCTTATGGAAGCGAACCCTGAACCACAGGAGCAGTTCACCTATGTGCCTATGCTGTGGGAAGTCCCTCACGAGCCAGAACAGGCTCCTCAACCGAAAGAAAAGATTATTCACATGAATCCTAAAAAGCAATAGACATGGCAATTATTGATAAAGACACCCGTATGACGGTTGCCACACGGCTGGCAAACCTCAATTACAAAGAACAGATGGACTCGTCACTGGCGAAGTTAAATGAACTGTTCGAAAAGTACATTATCGGAAAAACTCCGGACGATGTACTGAAGTGTTTCAAGGCACATAAGAAGTTCTTCATTCGTTGTAATGAACCATCGCTGTCATCTTACAACCTCCCGAAGACGTTCTTTCCTGAAGATTGGGGAAGTAGAGGTTTTTACATTCACCTCAAGTTCACTCAGGAACTTCCTATTGCTGACGAAAAGGTTGAAGATATCGCAAAGAAACTTCCTGAGGATAACCCTATTGTTCAGCAAATCAAGGAACATCTCCTTCTTGAGCGAGACCGTTACTTCATGGAGAAGCGTCTGAAGTGTATGATGGAAACAACCCGTTTCACTCCGGAGCGTCTGAAGAACGAATTCCCCGAAGCATATCTCATCTATATGGATGTTATAACAGCCGACTGGAATGAAAAGCGTGATGACGCAAAGAAACCTGCTTCGAACCTGTGTGACACTATCGAAAATATCCGTGCGACGCTGAAACCTAACTTAAAGGAGGCACTGAAACATGATAAAGAAGAGGAATAAATTAGGATGGTTCCTGAGGTGGTATTACAGCCACCTCCTCTTTGCTACTCAATACGTATCTTTCAAAGATGCTGGGCTTGAGGAACTGTTCTGGAACATCGTTACGTGGTATCACTTCTTCCGTCACTTTGAAGAGTTTACTTGTAAGATTCAGTGGTATGTTTCAAAGGATATGGTCGCCTACATTTTCATTCGAAACCTTGCGGATTGGTCAACAAAATCCATTTGTTTCAATGATAAGCCGTGTCCGTTGGTACAGGTAACTGAGAATCTTGACTGTTACAAACAGGTGGACGGAGCGATTTATGAGATTTCCAATGGAAGTCCAGTCGAATAGCGTTTATTCAGTACATTCATTTTAAATCGAAAGATATGTTGATATTCATTAAATCGTGGATTACTCCTTCGGAAGAGTCCGCTGCCAAACGGGAAGAGTTGGTAGAGGTTCAGAAAGCCTACCGAGTTGAGAACATTAAAGAGGTGAGCGAAGTGAACGCTCTTACGAACCCCAAGGGGAAGTTTCGCTTCTCCATCCTATTAGTTACAGGCGAAAGGCTCTATTCTTCCTTATACGGAACAAAAGAAGAAGCCGAGATGGCACAGGTATCCGCCATCACCGTTCTGAATGCGATTGAACTGTACTTCGAACGTTTCAAACACGTTCCGGAACACCACGCAACCCCTGTAATGTTTCAGGCTCCGGATGCAAAACAGAAGAAGTTGGTTCCGGGAAAGATATCGATGTTCGATACACCCGTTTACACAATTCAAATTTAATCACCAAATAATTTAGACTTATGAAAGTAGTTTATAATTTCATCTATTCCGACTCAGAAGGAAAGATTCAAGAATTCAAAATGCCTGTGGGTATCACAGAAGACATCGATGCTGATACAATGTATGACCTCTGCGTATCGTATCTTGAAGTTGGCAAGGTAAAGGGCACACCTCTTCATGCAATATCAACCTCCGGCAAGTATCCGAACTATTGCTTCACCTCAACCGCTTGTGATACTGAATGCAAGGCTTGCCGTTCGAAGAAACTCAACGGAAAGAGCGCACAGGCTTATGAGCCTCAGTCTCTTGAAGGGAAGAAGATTTACATCTACGAAGGCAAGTTCGGAAAGATTGGAGCGTTCAGCCGACGCATCATTCAAAAATCCTACCTTTTGCCCGCACCAGCACTTCTCACCGACAATCTGATTGGCGATTTCAAAGCAGCCATGAATAAGGAAAAGGACGGTATGGGCTGGGAATTGTTAGGAATTACTCTGGTTCATGAACTTGACCCACAGGGTATGACCGACAAGGAGATTGAACAGTACGTCAAGACTCCGGAAGGAAACCTGTTTCAGCCTGACTCTGAGGAAAAGATGATTTGGGCTCGTACCAGCGATGAGAACGAAGACTGTACCGCTTGGATTCCGGCTTTGGTTCGTGGTGAACAGGTATTGAGCGCAGTCGGTGAACTTGACAGTCCGGACAATCCTGAGGACACCCGTGAATTCATCGACTGTCCTATTCCGGGATATCGTGTCGTGAAAGATGATACCGACCCAAAGGAACTCGGTCTGGCTCGCATAGCCTGTACAGTATATCCGCTCGACAGAAATGACAAGCGTGAAGAACCGTTCCTGTACATCAACGAATTCATCATTCCGGTAGGACTGAGCAACAAAGAAGCCGTGAAATATCTGATGGCATTGGCTCAGAAATTCATCAAAGGGAATTGTGAGATTGAGCCTCTCTATTGGGAGTACCTGTCTTTCTTGAACGGTGAGAAATTAGCGACGGCTCACATTCTTGACCAGAGTATGAAGCCAGCCGACCTCGCTACTCCTCACTTCCTTGTTTCCTATACGGTCAACGAAGAGGAGGGTCGTGAATATACGTGTGTCGTTCGTTACCCTGAACGCATCACTTCGCCCATCATGATGATTCCGACTGGTGCGTATGTGGCTCAGAAACTCAAGAAGTATTTCGGTGATAAAGCAAGTATCACACAAATGGATTACTTCGATGACGTGGTATCAAGCCTTGCGGTCATCTTATAAGGCTCTACACGGCAATCAAAGGTGTGCTCCGGACAATTTGTTCGGGGCATACTTATAACTTCCTAAATCGGCTATAATTGACGTCAATAGCATAAATAATTTCGTTTCAATCATTAAAAGTAAAATTATGAAGAAAGATTTTCTTACTATCACTCCCGAGTCTGGGGGGGGGGTACGGCTTCAGTAAGTGCCGTTGCTGACCCTAATCTTCTTGCAAAAGAACGTTCTACAACCATCAATTTCTCCGCCACAGGGGGGGGGTCTGAGTAGAGCCGTAACTGCTATCCAAGACCCTGCCTTTGCTTATCAGGTTCATTCGAATCTGATTCTTGACAATTCCTTTAACAAGTTCAAGATTGAAAATGGAGTCTATCTGGTTCCAATTGATATGAACACTACGATTGGCGAAAAATGGAAACTTGTTGTTTATGACCCATTTTCAGTCATCACATCAATCACTGCAAAATATTACGACGATTATGGTCTACACGAACTTATTGGGGATGACACTTTTAAGTCAGGTCCAGCCGGAACAGGAAAAGTTTGGTATCCTCAACTATTATCGAGTTGGGGAAGTGAATTTTCAGGAAGTCCTGGCTCAGCAAATATTCAGTTGATTATCAATGGCTCGTTAGCGGTGAAACTGTATTACAACTAAAAATTCTTTGAGAGTCCCGGAAGAAATTCCGGGATTTTCTTTGAAATCTCATTTCTTCCCATTATCTTTGTACTGTCAAACTTAAAAACAGTAAATCAATGGGACAATTAACATTCAAATCCGGCAGTGGTTATTCAGCCTCTTGGGAAGTCAGAAATACTACATTGTGTGCGATGGAAAATCAAGTGAAGGAACTCACTTCACTAATCAATGAACTTTACGAGGCTCGGGAAGAAATCCCAACAGCCTGTACATCGGAAAAGGACGAAGCCGACTATCAGATAAAACTTCTGAAGACTTCAATCGACAATCTGAACAAATTTATAACACTCCATAGAACCGCTTTAAACAAGAGCATCGAAGACGCTGTCAAATGGTACGGTCAGACGGCTCCTGAATGGTTCACTAAATAATCAAGGACTATGGCAAAGAAGATAAAATTCACATCGAAGAAGAACCCGAAGCCGTCAAAGTTGGCACGTGCGGGTGGTGACGTTCAAACCTCGTCAATTTACTATCAGGGAAAGCGTATAGGCTCGGTCGAGGGGAATACTCGCATAATACTGATATGCGACCCCAAGCCTGTTTATTTGAGACTAAAAGAACCTCAAGACCACAGGTTTGCAGTAAACTGGGTCAAGGAACACGCTCAATGGATATGGGACAACTATAATCTTCGAATCAAATCACAACTTAAAGAAAAGGAATCATGATAGCACCTATTGAAATAAATCGAGTAACGGTAAAGGGTGGAGCCGGAATGCCCACGTCAGAATATGCACAGTTAGTTTACAAGGGTGAGGAAATAGGCTTCATCAGTGAACAGGGTATCTTTCTAAAGATGTGGCATCCGGAACTGAAAGCCGGAGTCTTTCAAAACATCAACACTTTCAACGATAAGTCTTTCACTCAGAAATGCAAACTTGTCGAAAAGAACTGGGATGCCATCTATGACCGTTATACTACTATCATCAGAGGAAAATGAATTCTCTTTGTTGTGTTTTCATATTTTGATTTATTGTTTGACGACAGGGAAGAGCGGAGCCGAAAACTCCGCTCTTCTTGTTGAAACCTGTGAGGAGTCTCCCTGTCGCAAGCAGCCGTCGTAATACCTACCTATGAAATTTCGTTCACTTCAGATGTTGCTTTTGCAAACGCTTTCTTATTTAATACTGCAAACCAACCATCTGCTGCTCCGGGAAATTTTGACGCATTATCTTCACAGGGGTTAAATATTGACCCTGTTGAATGGACAGGTTCACTTCAGGTAAATGATGCTGCCCGTCCAGGTTCATTCGTAAATATTTATCCAGGAGACAAGTTCTATGTTAGAACGCAAGTATCTTCGGGGTGGACGATGTCAGGTGTATATACATTTACCCTTCAAAATTCTGACCAAGTTTGTCATTTGGGAGGCATTATGTAGTGGGGGAAAGGGTCGGTGATATCACCGACCCAATCTATTACAGATTTTAAACATTTCCAGAAATTTTTACTGTTGCAGTATTTGAACCAATACCCACAGTAATAGTTCCTTGGCAGTAATATCCCGGAACCAAAGCGGGACGACCGCCTCCGTCACCACCTGTTGCTTGATACCACGTGGTTGGCCATACCTTGAAAGTCCATGTATTATTTCCAGCCGATACAGGGTCAGAAGTACCGACATCACCCATCTGATATTTCAAAGTTCCACCGTCACTATTCATAGTCATGGCAACTGAAACATTGGGTTTGGTAGGAGCGTTCGAAACGGTAATCGTAGTGGCATACGACTGACCAGTGTTCGGGCTTGACATGCTTGAGAATACGGTCGTGGGTGATACGGAGATTTTCTGGACGGCTGCTTGCGACAGGGAGACTGCTTGGGTCTTACCACTCGTGGCTTGAGTATAGGTGGCAGTTCCTGTTCTCGTCGACGTCGCAGAGTTCGCAGCAGCGGTGACGGTTGTGCCACTACCAGAGAATCCCGTACCTGTTACGGACACAGTATAGTTCACATTTTCCTGGGTTGATGTTTCGACTCCGTTTACTCGTGGAAAGAATGGTTAAAGGAATTTTCTGGCGAAAATCAATCGCAAAACCACTGCGTCCACGTTATACATATATAAATTGAGAAGTCATGAACAAAGAAGAGAAAAGAAACAAGCAACTTCTCGATATCCTCGAGAAGGACTTCGAGGAACTCTCCCCAGGAGAACTCCAAGTCATTCGTAACGAAACTCGGAAAATATACGGTATCGAGGGGAAGATAGGAACAGGCATAATCCTGAACTCCTACCTGAATATGAAGCGAAAGTTCATCACCGAACTTGAACAGGTTTTGGTCTGTCCGAAAATGACTGTTAAGGACTTCGGACCATTCGCAGGACGGCAGGTTGTTACCAACAAGATACCCGTTCCCACGTTTGACGGTCTTAACGGGGAGCCTGCAGGCATTTTCTATATTGATGGATACACTTATCTCCCCGTCCTATCTGTATCGTATTTAGACGACCAAACAGAGGTGATTTGCCTATCTCCGGAAGGCTCGTTTTGCAGGATAACGACAAAGGATTTTGATTTCGAGATATAAACCGCTAAATTTGCGGTGAATTTCATTTAGTTATAACTAATTTTAAGAATTATGCAGAAAGATTTTATTACAGCAACTCCGGACTCCGGAGGAAGTGGTAGCACAACTGTGACTGCCACGGCTCCTGCTAACCAGACTGAATCGGCACGCAGTACGAGCCTTTCAGTTGCTGGTGGTGGGATGACACGTACTGTTGGCGCAAGTCAGGCTGCGGGAGTAGTAACTTGGAACTATTACTTCTCCGTGACTCCGACATCGCTCAGTTTCGTCGCTGGTGGTGAAACGAAATCCGTTACCGTAACTTCCTATCGAAAGAAAGTTATAAACGGAGTCGAAACATCAACCCAGGAAAATGT